TCCACCAACCTAAACCACCGATTGCAGTGGTTAAGCCTAAGTTTATGAGCGCGTTCATTTCCATTATTGTGCCGCTACCTCTTGGGGGGCTTCTTCCAACGATTTTGTCAGCATATCCATAAAGGCTTGTTTGCCGACTTGCAGTTGGTCCAGATTAAACTGAGTTGATCCAATTTTACGATCTAGGTCAGCAATATGGTTAATCATCACCTTCTGTTGATCTGTCAGTTGGTCTTCAGTGTACTCTGTGCCGTTGATCGAGACGGTTTTTGTTTGTTTCTCAGCCATCGTGATCTCCTATGTTAGTGTTAAAATTACCAAGGTACGCCAGATGAGTCGTTTGCTGCGCGATCAATCTGACCTTGAACTTTTGCTGTGCGGTTTGCTTCGATACGCGCCTTCGCTTCGTCGGCTGTTTCGTCGCCTTCGATCAAGCTGTTGTAGACCCAACCAAGCACATCCGCTTCTGTTAGATCAGCGTATGGAATGAAGTCGGGGCTTGATGCGTCATACTCACAACGCAGCTTACCGCCGTCTGTAGCAGTATAAACGGTTTCACCGTCACTTGCCGCTACGCAAGACCAGTAGACGAGGAATACTCCACCATCTGAATCTTTATGCGTCATGTCATTGACGCTCCAAGTACAAGTAATAGCCATTGTTTGTTTCTCCTTTATGGCTGTGGGTTTATAATTAAACCATTTTTCTAATGAGAAGTTTTCCACCCTCAGAAGTAAAACTTCCTCCATTCGTCAACGTAATCCTAATATTTGATCCGCTGTTAGAAGAAGTCATCGTAAATTGTTGAGAGGAAACGTCTACCCTAGTATGGCGATCTGGATTTTCTTGGACATAAAAATGCGCAACAATACCGAAATTTGTTGTTCCTCCATTTCCATGAGCATGAAACGCAAACTCTGCAATCCCATCACCAATGCGTGAAAATGGAATATCAATATTTGCACTGGTCGATCCAGCACTAATGTTTGAAACAGATACGCTATAACACCCTATGCCAGTTTTAGTGCATACTCCATTAGCATAATTTGTTGCAGTGGTTGTCTCACTACCAAAAAGGCCAAGTCGGTTTTCCCCTGCATTCAGAAAAATCACATTAGCGTTGGTGTCGCTCTCAACACGGAAGTCGGTGTCATCGCTGTCATCGTTGAAAGTTGCTTCATAAGACAGCAAATGCAATCTAGCAGGTAAACCAGATCCATTTTTACGGGTGCGGAAAATTAAAGCCCCATCATGGTCACCAGAGGTGGAGTTTTCCTTAATCGCATCAATCTTAGCAAGGGTACGGGCAGACGAACCATCTTCACCTGTAAAGATGATGTTAGAGCCACGACCCCCAGAGGCACCGCCGCCCGTTGCTACAAGTGAAAGAGTTCCGTCATAATCTGATGAAGAACTAGCCTTCCAAGGTGTTGTTATTGAAAGTTTGGGCTGACTGTTGTTTGCAACATCTGAACCTGCACCGATGCGAACAATGCTTGTTCCAGCATCAACTACAAATGCGTTGGCGTTGCTGTCGCTCTCGACGCGGAAGTCTGCATCAACGCCATTTGTGTTGAAAATAGTGCCGTAACCCGCTGTGTTGGCAACTGTAAGACCACCACCTTGTGTGATCTCCACGCTGCCCGTGGAGGGTTGTATCAAAAGATTAGAGCGATCTGTGCTTGCTGTGTTGTGGAGCCTTGTCCAGTTTGTGTTGTCGCCGTTAACATTATTGCGGAAAAGAATACCTTTACCGTGAAAGTTTGCCGCCACTGTGCTGGAAACAGAACTTGTTCCAACGCCCACCGTGTTATTACCCGCATCCACAAACAGCGCATGAGTTTGGCTATCGCTCTCGACGCGGAAGTCTTGGTCTAAGCCGTCTTGGTTGACGACCAACTCACGCTCATTACCACGCAGACGCAAATATTCGTATATAGCCGCGCCACCCGTACCTGATGTCCCGCCACCACGGGCTTTGAACACCATGTCACCAGTGTAGTTGGTTGTACCGCCGACTAAGATTTGGCCTGTGGGATTTCCTGTGTCGTTGTAGTGCCACATATCTATTTTTGTGGTGTCTGTCCCCGCAAAGGTTCCATTGGCACGTTTTATTTCAAAGATAGCCGCACTGGTGTCCCAGTTATACGTCACATCACCCGCACTGTTGTAGATTTTTGCATCGTACTGATCGTCTACCGTAAGCACCTTACCGTTTGCAGCAAGAATAATGGCGTTAGATGTGCTTGCACCACCGTTCTGAATGTATCCATAGTTTTCGTTCGTCGCAGTGTACAGATTAACTCTACTACCCCCCTTCACAGCAGTGGCGGTATTAATCGTAAATCCGTGTGACGGGTTGCTATCAAGAATACCAACGCGGCTATTCCCAGCATCAACAAACAGCGCGTGAGTGTTCGTGTCGCTCTCAATGCGGAAGTCGGTGTCTCTGCCATCTTCGTTAAAGATAGTGTTATTTTCATCTAGGTAAAGACGAGGACGAACATTGCCATTATGACGAGTTTTTAACTCCATGTGCGCAGTTCTGTTAGCTTCTACACTAAAATCCTCATCTGATGTAACAACAATGCTACCGCCTAATATATCATTTGCAGGAGCAAAACCAAGTTGTGTGTAAACATCTGACGCCACCGTAGAGTTTCTTATAAATACTTGAGTTCCTGTTGCATTAGAGCCGTCAAAGAAGCTGTTGTTTATGTCAGCAGAATGAACTTGCAATGCAACTTCTGGGCTTGAACCATTAATGCCCACCCGATCATTCGCGCTATCGACGTACAACGTGTCGGTGTCCACGGCTAGGTCGCCAGAAATATCAACAGTTGGCGCTGTAATTTCAACCTCAGTATCCGCATCAATATCAAGCTGACCATCTCCACTTGAACTTATAGATAATGCACTATCACGGAATTGCAGCGTAGGAGCGCCACCACCAGTTTCAGTTAGCAATAATCCTGTATCAGCAACATGGGTAAGCTGTATTTCAGCATCTGCGCCAAAGTTAATGATCGCGCCATCAGATTGCAGTGATAGATCGTCATCAACAAACAAATCAGCAATTGCGATGTCTTGCGTAAGTTCAACAACATTAGATCCAGCACCAATACCATCTGTAGCAATGATCTTTGTTTGCCCATTTAAAAGAGTAATATTAGACCCAGAGCCTGCGCTAATGGTAAGTGTTTGGCCACCACTGGTGTTATTTTCGATAATCCAAACTTTGCTGGTGGTATTTGGAGCAAGAGTAACAACTCTAGTGGTGGTTAAATCTTCACTAGAGTTTATTTTAAGAGCGAGAGAACGAGCAGCGTCAGCCGCACCATCTGCAATAGTAATGGTTGTATCTGCGTCAGCAATGGTTTCTGTGCCGTAACTAAACGCATCTGCGATTAATTCGAGGTTTGTATTGGTCTTCGTACCCCATGAGCCAGAGTTCTCCCCTGTGGCCATTTCTTCGAGGCGAAGGTCATTTTCATAGGTACTAGCCATGTTGTACTATCCTTTTTTATTAATCGATGCGGATCAAGCCAGCCGCGCCGGGTGATGGGAACACAATGCGGAATGTGCCTGAAGTAACCGTAAAGTCACCGCCGAAGTTTAGAACCGCAATGGCATTGTCGCCTGCCGTTGTGTCATTATAGATTAAAGCGCCAGCCGTTGTGAATGATGCTGATGTCCACTCTGGGTTGTCAAAATCAACATACGCTGTTGTGCCACTTGTGCCAATCACTGGATTGGTAAGTGTTTCACCGCCTGTTGTATATCCATTGCCAGAAGCCACTTCGCCACTGGTTGTATATGCTGTCGTTGCTGCATCTAATGACGCTGATGAAGTATACAGCGCAATCTTGATGGTATCAGAATCCATGTCCTGTTCTTTTTGAAACAAGTCTTCCTTAAAACTTGTACACATTGCTTGAGTAATAGCCATTATAAGCCTCCGTTATATTCTGCTGCGTAGTCTCGCTGCATCTCTTGTACAAATAATTGCACTGCTTCGTCAAATTGTGTCTTATAAAGTGCCAAAGTTTCTCCAGCTTTAAGAAAGGCTGATGCTTCGTAAAGACACGCTGCTAATAACACATTTTCTGCGTTATCTCCAATCCAAGTATTCGCGTTACTTGAACTTAAACCTGTTTCTGGGGCGATGTAGTCAACTTGATAAGTTGATGTTGTGGCGTCTGGAGTGGGCGCAACAGTAAAAGTTGTGCCTCCAGTCGCCGCTGTTTTTGTACTATACATTTCTGGAACGCCTTGAGTTGTGGCGTTTGGCCAGTAATCACGCAGATATGAATCTACTCTGTGATTTAGGTATGACGTTACATTCGCAGTAATGACAGAAACCTGTCTAATCATTCGCGCAGATGGCACAGTATAATCTGTTGTGCCTTGCACCAGTGCCGCTGATGCGTTTTTTCTAAAGCAAGGCAAGTTAGGGAGGCGCTGGAAGATCATCTCTTCAGCCTGTGCTATGATTTGGTCAATGGAAGTAGTCAGCTCTGCGCTGTCATCTTCTAGAAAGTTTTCGATGTTAGCTTTTAGCTGC